TTTCATTTTCTGTTTCAATTTCAACAGAAGAGGGTAGGTCAAAAAGGTCTTCTAATTTCCGCGTCATGCGGATATTTATGGGTCAGTTACGACCATTGGCAAACATATCGTTTTCGGTGATTACTCTAAACGCTAGCCCTTGGCGGGCACACCACTTCTGGGCGGCCGCCCATTTGGCGTAGTTAACAGCCACTACAGCACGGTCGCGGCTGCTCATTTTGCTTTCAATCACACTTTGCTTTTTGGGTTTGATCTCAATCAACTCTGCTCGAACTGTGTTGTTTTTTTGGCGGTATGTGATCAGGAAGTCAGGCACGTAATTGCTTTTCTTGCCTGTTACCGGATTCATATAGGGTATGGCAATACTTTCGCTGGCCCACTGTAGTACATTATCGTTGGTATCGCAAAAACGCATAAAGCTGTGTTCCCATCCTGAGCGATATCTAGGTACACCTTTGCCCACATATTTAGAAGGGTTCAACACCACGTACTGACCTTGTGCCCAACGACTCATTGTAGTACTAGTCTGGCTGCGTATTGATTAGGAACTGTGCTGGCGTTTATGCCCAGCAGTGTGGCTCTGCTACGGATTGAGTTGAGATAGTAGGCCAGGCTTGCTGTGAGATTCAATCCTGTTTGGCCTTTCATTACGTCTAGCAACGTCAGTGCAGGCACACGAGTTTCTTCTGCTACTCTAAACAAACTCACTGTGAAGTTGCCAGCAATACGAGCTGTGGCCATTACAGATCTAAAGTACGAATACACAATATCATACTCGTCTGCAGGAACATTGACATCGTAGTTGTAAAAGCTGTCAAACACTCTAACAGTTAAGTCTTTGTTATAGTTGGTATAATTTACTGTGCTCATACACCACCGCCTGCAATTTGTCCTTGGTTGATTTGATTCACTGTGGCGGTGTTACGTGCCGCGGTTGCTGTTGGGAAAAACACTCCATCAGCTTTGTTGGCCACACTGCGAATGGCGCCAGGTAAACTGCCCACAATCACTTGTGTACCAATTGCAGTGACTTCTGATTTGACAATACTCTTGAGATTTTTGCCTTTGAATGTATTGTAAACTGTGCTGGCTTTTTGTGCCGCGCCAAGTAGTCCCAATACAGAACCTGACTGCAAGTCGCTGGAAATGCCGCCAGCAACATCTAATATGCCGCCTTGACCCAAAATAGTAGCTGTGGTACCAGGGCGAGCCAACGGACTTGGAGTTGTGTCGTAGTGTGCTGGATTAGCAAAGCCCGGAGCAGACTTGTTGGGTGCGCCTTGCTTGTACTTCACAGTTTCGTAAGCAATGGTCATGGAGTGTTGCATGAGTCCGTTGCCTTGACTGTAGTCATAGGTGTCATGTGCCCAATTTGAAATCAACGGATTGATCAAGATGTACTCAGCAAACTTGTGCTGATAGTCAAATCCAAAAATTCTAATGTCTGAGAAAAACGGAGGTTTACCTGATGAGCTTGTTGTGCCATCGTCAATTGCTTCGCCAATATAACCCCAGTCGTTAACACCGCCCATGCGGTCTTGATTGTAAATGTCTCGACCGTTGTAGCCAAATCCTTTGGTACCGTTGCCTTCAGCACCCATGCTGCCGTTGTTGTTGTTGGTAGAGCCATAGGCCTGACTGGCATCTTTGTAGTAGTAGCTGTAGTAGTTGTACCACATGTTACGCACTAGATCTGATCCGTCATCGTGGAAAGTGATATTCACAGGATCATAGTTGATCTTGGTTTGAATCACACGCTTACGATTGTATTGATTGAGTGTTTCTGTGGCAATAGTGTACTTAGGCAAGTCAACTGTTTTAACAACCAAGCTGAGATTGGCCAGGTCTTGAAGACCAATTGCACCACGTATTTTGGGAATTACTGCTGAATTGATTGTAAACGCCACATGAAATAAAAATTTAAATCGTGGTTTGAGTTCGTAACCGTTGGGAGTAAACACACGGTTTGCGTGATCGTAACCACGCAATCCATCTACTGCGCTAAATCCTTTGAAGATCTGCTGACCAAATGTTGCTAACGATGATGACATTAGTTAGTAGCCCAGGTTATGGGTTAGGTAGTCCCAGCACCTGTAACAACATCGCCTAGTGTTCGTCCAATAGCACCACCAATACCAGCACCGCCAGATCCTGATGGGATTTGGTTGGCGTTATCATAAGCAATGCCCAAGTTGATTGTAACAACTGCGCTTTCAGCATAGCTCAATTGCCCGTAGTCTGCTGACTTCAAGTAGCAGCCATACAATTCCCAAGTTTCAAGAACTGTAGGTTCCGAAGAACCGTTGCCACCGTCTAGGATTTCCAAACGTGTTAGGAACTTGTAGTCAATACCAGAACTGGCTGAAGCCATTTCTAAGAAGTCCATTTGTTTTTGCAGTTGAGATCCAACTAACTTGCTCACTGAACCAGATGCGTCGTCACGAATTTCGCAAGTGACGTCAGCCCATGTAGGTTTGCCGGCCAACTTCAATGTTGAGTTGTAGATTGGTATAGTAATGTCTTCAAAGCTCAGATTAGGTCTAGTGAAAGTCATTACCTGTTTTGTTAATTCGGTAGTGGGGCTTGCGCTGGCGCCAAAATTCTCAAAAAACACACGGAAGCGATATTTGAGTTTGGGCATCAACAAGCCCTGATCAGCCTGGCCGCCCAGTGGAACTGACATTCTTGATAGTGATGAACTTGCCATTTTTTGGTATCTCCTGTTACGTTTATTTACCTGAATTGGTGGGTGAAAAATCACCCACCATTTTCATTAGGATGCTTGTCCTGAAATCTCGCCAGTGTTCTTGATACGCAATGGAATGTAGATAAACTCCACGGCTTTCACTGGTTCGATGGCAATATCCAACCACAACTCGTTGCGGTCAATACGTGCTGGAGTATTGTTACTCAAGTCACAAACCACCAAGTAGTCATAGATACCACGCTTGGCCACCAAGTCAATCATTAATGAGTTGACTGTGTTGGTGATTTCAGCACGAGTAATATCGTCATTGGGTTCAAACAAATACAGTTTGCCAATTTCTTCAAGTCTACCACGCAAGAACGCAACCAAACGACTCACGTTGATACGATCTAATGCGCTGGTAATACTAGTTGTGGTCTTGTTACCAAAGTTAACAATACCCACACCTGGGATGAAGGTAATTGGATTGATGTCGTTTTCATACAACACATCACGCAAGCCTTGTCCCATATTCAACTGCTGGAATTCACCAGTGGTTGCATCAATATAACCAATAGCAATAGCGTTATCAACCACACCACGACGTGTACCAGCAGGTGCTAGCCATGGATAGCTCACTGCATCACTGCGGATAATAGTACGCATCATCATGTGACTTGGTGCTGTTACCACTGTGTTGCCTGACAAGTCTGTGGTCTGGCAGCTGGGGTAGAATGTGCCCAAGTACTGGCTGGCAGTTACTAATCCGTCTGCTGTTGGGAAACCTAGCCCACCGTTGTTTGTAGCCCAGGCAGCAAGATCTGTTCCTGTTGCAGGCAAGCGCATTGGCGTGTCGCCCACCACAAACAATGTGTTGTTGCGCTCATTGCTGAGTGCAACCATGTTAGGAATCAACTCTGGATAGGCAGTGGTAGCAATCAAGCTGAACTGATTTTGTTCTTCACGTGCTGCTTCGCTGGTGTCAATGCCTGCCTTCATGGCTTGAATAATCAACTGACGTTGGGCTTGGCGACCAGACCACATGGCACCGTCGTCTCTGTTGCCAGACGCTGTTAGCCATGTGCTCTTGACTGTTGGCAATGTGTCATCAGGATATGATTCAGCATTGAAGTAATCACTTTGGAAGCTCTTGACATTGTATCCTGAACGGCGTGTGTTAAACAACAACATACCTTCAGGATATAGATCAGGATTAGGAGCATCTAGGTCCAAGTAATCGCTAGTTAACAAACTTTCAATGGTTGGGAACGGATCCATCACAGGGTCAGTTGTGCCATTGCCGGCCCAACGTGCATCTGCAAACAAGATACCGTTTTGTGTGACTTGATCTGTGGTATCAACTTCAACCCACTGTGCAACACCGCTCACTAGTTCCCAACGATACAGTTTGGGATAGTTTTCCAAGTCGCTAGTGTCAATCCACAAGTCGCCATACTCCAACTGCGTGCCGTCACTTTGTTCAATAGGAGCGGTGGCAGCAATCAGTGGCCCTGCAGGGTCTGTGTCGCTTAGATCAAATCCGCGAACATCGTTGGTATCGTTTCGATAGCCAACCCATGCACCGTTGTTCTGAATCAAGATATCTGCATCGCTTACTGTGCTGTAATACCACAAGCGACCGTCAGCTGGATCTTGATCTGGTTCCGTGGTGCTAGCAGTATAGGTAAATTCTGGTGCTGTTACCCAATTGCTCAATGTAAGTGTGTTTGCTGCCGTAAATGATGGCAGGCAGCCTGGGGTGTCAACTGTAAATCCAGCCAATGTTACAGGAGTTCCAGTAAGATTTTGCAGACTCATGTTACCACCAGAGGAGTGAGTAAGCACAATTGCTCCAGAGGAGTTTACACTGGCGCTGACGTTAGTGATGTTAGCCGAGCTCACCGCTGTGATAAAAGCAGCAGTATTTGTACCGTTTATAGTAACGTTGGCTCCTTGGTTGATACCATCTGTCTGGGTTCCTGTAATGCGGAAAGTGGTGCCATTTACAAATGGTCCAGGTGTAGACGTAGATCCTGTAATTATAGTAGCGCCAAGCGAACTACGTTCAAGAATTTCCAAAGCCATGTACGGTTCAGCACTGGCAGCGCCCAGGGCGTCCCAAACTGCAATAGTGGTACCGACTGGAATATTTTTGCCTCCGCCTGTGGGGTCTAGTGTAAGATTTGCGTTACTTAGATTTGAATAAGTTGTTGTTGTTTGGCTAACAAATGTACCTAGTGCTGAACTGTATTTTTTAATCCTTAAAGCTACACCGTTGTTAGCGGGGCTCATGTTGTTCCATACAGAGCCTGTAGGTGATGGCCAATTAGTGTCAGTAACTGGCTGACCAACTGCCCAACGTGGTGCTTGGTAACTGTATGAAGGCAAGTATGTTGGTGCGTAGTACACTCCAGCAGGGATGCCAAGTGCAGTTAACAATGCAGCCGAGCTGGTAATATTAATATCAATTGCACCGCCAACCAAGCTACTAACGTCTGGGGTTGTGAGGCTGTTTGCAGTTAGTTGTAATTTATTTGATACAACTGACGAAGTAACTCCTGGAATTGCAGCGGCATTGATATCGGTAGACAGCTGAGCCAATGTGTTGGTAGCAGAAACAGTAACAGTAGT